CAAATGGCGATCTGGGCAGATGATATGGCTGCGGCAGTTGGTGGGAACTTGGCAGCAATAGCAGAAGCAACAGGATCATCGGCTATTCAATCGGTAACGGTGGGGTTTGTTTCTGAGGGCTTGCCCGAAGCAGCCTCCACGGTATTCGATTTACAGAACACCCGCGTTCAACAATTCCTTCTTGAACAAACAAACCAAGTGAGCGTGTATGCCACAGGGACACACAAGCACGGCATAAGCAAAATACTTGGTCAGGGCGTGGCAGATGGATTGAACCCACAACAGATGTCCAAGAAGTTGAGGGGATTGAAAGAGGAAGGCAAGGGCATATTCAACAAGTACCAAGCCGATAGAATTGTGCGAACCGAAACCGCCTTTGCACAAACCAACGCATTGATTGAAGGTTGGAAGCAAAGCGGCGTGGTAAAGGGCAAAGAGTTTCTACTTGCACCAGAGGCTTGTGCGTATTGCGATGCTGTTGCAAAGATGTGGAAGGGAAAAAACATTGGACTATCAACCGCATTGGTTGCATTCAACGCCAAGATAGAAGTGAAAGGCAAGAAGCCGATGGTCGCTGACTATCGAGAACTACAAGGCGCACCGATTCACCCGAATTGTATGTGCGATATTTTGCCTGTAATTATTACGGGAGGTGCATAACTATGATGGGATTTATAGCCATGACTGCTAAAAAACCTGCGCGTATTGTAATTGTTTGCAAACAAATGGAAGAACATCCACAAGCGATCTACATGGAATGGAGTGGGCAACTTGATGAAGTCACCACCCTTTGCCAAGAGCAATGGGGGTCGGGAATACTTCGCAGGATAAACGAGATTTTATATACATGGAAAAGGGATGGCGATGATGGTTGATGAAACATTGGTTGACGAAACAAAGGTGTTCCCTGATGAAAATGGCAATTGCCCAGTGGGGTATCACAATATGCCCGCCGATTCGCAACATGATATGGAATGGTGCATGGAGGGCGAAGAACATGAAGCAACCACATATAGCGCAGAAGAAAATGAAAAAGAAACGGACAAGGGAACAGAAATGCAAGAAAATATGTTGACAACAATAGATGAAAAGGAAGCCATAGAACCAGAACAAAAGCGGCTTGCTTTGTTTGATGTGGTGATTGAAAAAGATACAAAGGCAATGAAGCCGCGAACCGTGACGGCAAAGATCAGCACAACTGCGATTGATCGGGATGGTGAGGTATTGTTGCCAAGTGGTATTGATCTCAAGGACTTCAGAAAGAACCCAGTTGTGCTTTTGAACCACGATCAGGGCGGTTTGCCTGTTGGTCGGGCGTTATCTGTCAAGCGGCAATCGGATGGCATCATTGCTGAAGTGCAGTTTGCTGAACGACCCGCAGGACATCCAAGCAGCGTTGAGTGGATACCAGACACCGTTTTCAATTTATTCCAACAAGGAATCTTGAAAGCGTTTTCGGTAGGATTTATACCGATGGAGATGAGAGAGCCGAACGACAAAGACATCAGAAAGTTTGGCGATGATGTCCGCAATGTTATATCTAAGTGGTCATTGCTAGAGTTTTCGGTTGTCAATGTTCCAGCGAACCAAGATGCTTTGGTGATGCAAGTGGCAAAGAACCACAAGTGGCTAGCGGACGCGTGGAAGATTGATAGCGGACAAGTGCAAGAGAACACCAAGAGAAATCGTTTACAAATAGGCGAGCGCGTTGCTCGTTTGAAATTAGACTAGGTTGCAACAAGCAAGCAACTCCGTGAATGGCTTCCCCCGATTCATGCCGTGGCACAGCGAACACGCGAACCGTAATAGAGAGAAAATTATGAATTGGGAAACCTTTATCAAACATCTGCTATCAGCAGGGTACGAAGGCGAAGAAACGCTTGATGCAGTTCAACAACATCTTGACGATTCCGAACTTGATTCCGCAACAGTGGAAATCAAGGGCGTTGAATACGACATTGAAAATATGTGGGATGATCGAGCCAAACAGCGAATGGATTTGTCAACGGCTCAAATGGCAGATGAAATTGAAATACTCCGAACGGAGAAAGAAAATATGAAAAACGAAATGGAATTGCTTGGCAAGTCTATTGGTGAAGATGATTCACCAGTAGCAAGTGCAGATGTTCAAGTTGGTGTAGACCGACTTTCATTTGACAAAAAGGGCGGATACAACAGAGTTGGCGAGTTCTACTCTGATGTTGCAAAAGCCGCAGATGGTAGAAATACGCCTGACCGATTAACTGATTGGACAAAGGCTTCACTATCTACTTACGGAAACGAAACAGTTGGTGCTGATGGCGGCTTTGCCGTTCCACCTGAGTTCCGTGATTACATTTATTCATTCGTTGCGGGTGAAGAATCACTGCTTGGTCAAACTGATTCGTATGAATTAAGTGGAAACAGCATCACTTTCCCCGATGACGAAACTTCTCCTTGGCAAACAAGTGGTGGTATTCTCGCTAATTGGGAAGGCGAAGCAGATGCAATGACACAAAGCAAACCTTCACTCAAACAAAAGAATCTGCGCTTGAGGCGACTTTCTTGTTTGGTTCCAGTGACAGAAGAATTGCTTGCTGATGCTTCGGCGATGGAATCTTTTGTTTCACGCAAAGCGGGTGAAAAGTTAGAGTTCAAAGCGGGCGAAGCAATCTTCCGTGGCACAGGTGCAGGACAACCACTTGGTTTCTTGAACAGTAGTGCTTTGGTAACAGTTGCAAAAGAATCAGGACAGGCTGCGGATACCGTTATGGTTGAAAACATTGCGAAGATGTGGTCACGAATGTATGCACCTTGGCGATCTGGCGGTGTTTGGTATATCAATCAAGACATTGAAGAACAACTGTTCACGATGGCAATTTCCACAGGTATATACTTACCTGCGGGCGGCATCAGTGGATCACCATTCGGCACGTTACTTGGCAGACCTGTTGTTGCAACGCAACACTGTGAAACACTTGGTGACGTTGGCGACATTAACTTTGTCAATCTTTCGCAATACGTTACAGCAACAAAATCTGGTGGCATTGAAGCATCGTCTTCAGTACACCTTTGGTTCGACCAAGATGCCGTGGCGTTCAAATTCCGAATGCGTATGGACGGTATGCCTTGGATGAGTTCAACAATTTCGCCGCGTGATGGTTCAAACACCATGAGCGGTTTCGTAACATTAGCAGCAAGAGCGTAAGGCTTTAGAGGAGTTATAAAATGACAACAGCACTAGGTAGTGAACAGTGGGCGGTTGTCGGGGTTATTGATCCCGATGCTAATACCGCAGCAGCGTATGACAGTGACGAAGTAGACATGAGTCTATGGAGTCGTATTGTGGCAGTAGTTCAAGCGGGAACGCTTGGTTCTTCAGCAACATTGGACTTCAAGTTGCAAGATGCAACAAGTAGCGGCGGTTCTTTTTCCGACATAACAGGTAAGGCTATAACACAACTTACTCAAGCGGGAACAGACTCGGACAAGCAAGCGGTTATCAATCTTCGATTTGATGAATTGCAAAGCGATGGTCGGTATGTTAAGGCAGTTATGACAGTTGGCACAGCAACAAGTGATTGTTCCGCAATCCTTATGGGCTTGCCAAGATATTATCCTGCAAGCGATAACGACATTTCATCAGTGGATGAAATCGTGAACTGATATTTTGACCGATGACAGGTGGGGAAAACATTCCTCACCTGTCGGAAGTCATGGTGCATTATGTCAACATTATCAAGCGCACAATTAACAACACTGGTAACAAGAACAAAACTTGTTGCCAACATTACAGGCTCGGCAGAAGATGCTTTGCTTGAAATCTTGATTACGGATTTATGGGCAAAGATGGAAACTCATCTTGACCGTGACATCCTTTCAACAGACAGTGATGAAATACTTGACATCGGGCAAGACGGCATCGGCACGTTTGCAAACCCAGATGTCACAGGAATAAACTTTGTCGGTGCAGATTTTCAAGATGCACTTACAATTCAATACACAGGCAGCAATCTTTCACCGACGGTAGAAGTGACTGATGTATCCGTCATCTTGCGGGAAGTCGCAAGCGATGGCACAACAACAACAACAACAAAAACATTTGCAGCGAGTGCATCGGTAACAGCACTTGCAACAGCAATAGACGGCACAACTGGTTGGACAGGTACGTTGGTAAACAATGGCGATTCCACTATGCTCGAACGGCGTGGGGTTCAGGCTGCAAGTTTGGGCTTGCTAACTTTGCAAAGTTGGGAACAATACACAGGCGAATACCAAACAGATTACAAGATAGGAATGATAGATTTCTACGGCAGTTGTGGATCGGGTTATCCATACCATGATGTTCGGGTGAAATACACGGCAGGATTCTCAACCATTCCTTCTGATGTGGAATACGAAATAATCTTTGCGGCGAAAGCGGCATGGAATCTAAAAGACAAAGACATGGCAGTGAAGTCTGAGAAGTTGGGCGATTATTCTTATGCACTTGCGGCACAGGTTACGTTCAGCCCATCATCTAGGCTTTCAAGATATTTGCGGGTTTCGTTGTGAGTGTAGCATCACTTTCAAACACAACAGCAATCGTTCAGCGTAAAAC